GCCGGACTGACGTGTGTATCTACCAGTGTGACTGACCGTCACGAAAGTAGATGTGCATCTAACACGATTACCCGTTATTTTAGAACGGAATAATCGGACTGGATCATCTTCCTTAGAAATTAGGGAAGATCCGTCGAAGGCTCGGATGCCACAGAGTGAGTTAATTCTCTCACATGTGACAGAACTGGCCTCAGGGCTAGACTTGCCATGAATATCATTGTTAGGCAAATCAGCCCGACGTAACCCAAGCCAATAGTATGGCGCATGTCGTGTCTCCTTTCTCAGATCTGATGTTAGTCTGAGATAAGAAAATCTAAACACGCCATGACCCACATGCTTCGGCTTGGCAACATCTACACTCTTAATGAAGTTGTAAGAGGTTAGAGTCGGACACTTAATACCTGCATCATCAGGATAATCTCCAGGTACCAGTTTAGCTTTACCGGTAACACGAGAAATTTCACTGAGCAGAAAACTAAGTGTGTTTCCAATCTCATGCTCAGACCAGCGCATCAACAAACCATTGATGTACTTGTAGAGCATGGCCTCGTAGGTACGCTTTCCTACGAACGCAGCACCGTTCCGAGGTTGGAACGGCCGAACATCCCTCCCGCGGAAGTAATCACCTCCGCAGGACTCCCTGAAATGGCCTTCGTGAAACGTTTTATCAACGTTAATTACGAAGCCAATCTCTTTGAAAACGGTAAGGACTTGTTCATGCATACGAATTGCATAAATCATGTCATCACCGTACACAGAAATTGTGCGACGATCAAGGCGGTGATACATAGTTGCCTCGATGCCTTTCAAAAGAGCCAGGAAGATTAACGTTTGGAGAGGAAATGTATACCCAATTCCCATTGTGCAATAAGTTTGACTATGCACTAATGTGTTATCGGGTAACAATACATCGCCTATGCGAGACTGATCAAGGATTTTAACCCAGTCAGCTGGCAAAAGACGATGTACTAGAGCAACGGAAATTGAATCCGAAGCACTAGATAAGTCGGCAGTCACGGATAACCCGGTAACTGACGACTCGCAAGCTAAATACCTATGACGCTGTTGAAGCGTCGAGATATTATAGCCTGCCCTCTTGAGTCTTCTTCGAATCATTTCTCCTAACCCAAAGCTCATGTAAGAGCCAATTGTGGTATTAGGCATGATTGACCGAAGGGACTTAAACGTTTTTGGGACTAGCACCAGTTTCAGCGAACTGACTTCCTGATAGACGGACCTCAAAGGGTCACTTTCTAGTTGTTTCAGCCAGTATTCTTGGACTGAATCAATTTGACTCATTTCTGAGTCAAACCAGGAAATCTGTTCAGAGGAGCCGGAAATAGGTAATTCCCATCTGGCAGCTTCAGAAGCTGCTTTTGCCGGAATTCCTACCGACGCCCGTCTTCCAAACCTGCAGAGGCGGCGATGTTCTTCATCGCTGTACGATCCAAGTAACTTCTGGATGTACATAGCAGCATAGTAAAGGACGGCACGACTGAATACAGACGTGTCGCACAGATCTATATCTGCTACGCGACGCTGAGTACTTTTGAAATCGTCAATTGACTTTTTCACAAGCTCAGCATCACTATAGGTATCATTTTCGAACCTATACCTCTTGAAAATCGAACCAAGCTGATACTTGACTTTGAATAGCCAAG